AATCAAGTTACTTTGGCTCCTACCTTCCCACGTAATGCCATCAAGAAGGCTATCAACGATACGATTAACAGTTACTTTCCTAGACTTTGGTCAGTAAGTTCAACTACCTTTACCTTCAACGCATCTCAAGTTACTTATGCTCTACCTGATGACCTAGAGAGCATCTTGTATGTCTCGTGGCAGACCACAGGTTCTAGCCAAGAATGGCTACCAGTTAACCGTTGGAGAGCAGACCCAATGGCTAGTGCTGCAACCTTTAATACCAATAACACAATTAACATTTATGAGAATATCCAACCAGGACGAACTGTTCAGGTTTGGTATACCACAGAACCAAATACACTTGATTCCAATACTGACGATTATGAAGATGTCACAGGTCTTCCAGCAAGTACCTATGATGTGACAGTCCTTGGTGCTTGCTACAAACTTCTATCATTCTTAGATGCTGGTCGTATCAACTTGTCCAGCGCTGAGGCTGACCTTAATGACACCAAGAATCCTTTCAACTCTGGTGCCTCTGCATCTCGTTACATCTTTGCTCTGTATCAACAGCGACTACAGGAGGAAGCGTTGAAACTATCAGACAAATTCCCTATAAGACTACACTATACCCGATGAATAAATTAAAATGCTCAAGCTGTAAAGAGAGCAAGGTTCCAAGTTTGTTCTATAAAAATAAATCAACAAAGACGGGGTATTCTAATCAATGCCAAGACTGTAGGAAGAAATGGAAGCCTTCAGAAGAGCAAAAGTTAAGATATAACGAAAGAACAAGAGTTTGGAATAGAAAAAAATTATCTGGGTTTACTAAAGAAGACTTTGAAACCAAATTAAAAGAGCAGGGTTACAAATGCGCGATATGCGGAACTGATGACCCAGGCAAAACAAATTGGCACGCAGACCACGACCATAAGACAGGACAAAAACGTGGAGTGTTGTGCCATAAATGTAATACAGGATTAGGTCTGCTAAAAGATGATATTGATATTCTTTGTGCAGCAATCGAATATATCAACCACTACACCAAGTAAGGAAGGCCAATGACCAGAAAGTTCAGTTCGACTAGCGTTGAGACAACGCTGGCATCTGGAATCAACTCCAGCGTAACTTCTATGACCGTTGCCTCTGGTACTGGCTCAGCCTTGCTCGGTGGAGTCACGCTAGCAGCAGGCAACGTAGATCAGTTCACTGTAGCTCTAGACCCAGATACAACAAGCGAAGAGATTGTCTTTATTACAGCAGTCTCTAGCGACACATTTACTATCGTTCGTGGCAGAGCAGGAACAAGCCAGATTTCACATAGCGCTGGTGCAACTGTCAAACACGTACTTACATCCGACGATCTAAACGCCTTTGAAGCAGGGCTAGATAGCGGTGCTGGTGGCACCGTCTCTAGTCTGTTGCTAATGGGTGGATGAGCCAAACACTAACTAAGGAGAAAGAAAAGAAATGCCAACAAACTACAAAGTGCTTGGTCAATCAAACCCAAGTGCAACAACTGCATCAACGCTCTACACAGTACCTGCTGCTACACAAGCAATCGTATCTACACTGACAGTAACCAACCAGACAGCTACTGCTGGCACATACCGCATCGCGGTCCGTGTGGCAGGTGCAGCTTTGGCTGCTGCCCAGTACTTGGCCTATGACGTATCCCTACCTGGTAACGCTACAGACACCCTGACACTAGGTGTGACTCTGGGAGCTACAGATGTGATCACAGTCTATGCCTCAGCAGCAACATTCTCATTCAATGCTTTCGGAAGCGAGTTATCATAAATGACAGTTGGACGCATACCTTCGGTTGAAGGTGGTATTCAACCAACGCTATTGACAACCAAGGGCGATATTATTGTCGCTACTGGTAACGCCACCCTGGTTCGCCAGGGCGTGGGTGCTAATGGAACAGTCCTTACTGCCAACTCTGCTCAGGCAGATGGGGTTGAGTGGGCTGCACCTAGTGCTCCAGCGTTTGTTGGTTGTGCATTAACAAAAACAGCAAGTCAATCAACAGCAAATAACACTTTGACTACTATGACTTGGGATTCAGAAACATTTGACACGGACGGTTTTCACGACAACGTGACAAACAATTCACGCATAACAATTCCAACAGGTAAAGGCGGCAAGTATCTTTTCACCGCAATCATCAATTGGAACAATAGTGCTAGCGGTTACAGGGAAGCAAGATTTACCAGAAATGGCACTGCACAAAGTTATGCAAACATTGCAGCCACACCAACAGGCGAAGCGGGCACAGTTATCACAACAATTTTGAATTGCAGTGTTGGCGATTATGTTGACATAAGGGTTGAACAATCCAGTGGCGGTTCATTAGACGTAAAAAGTTATTCAATTTTCCAGTGTCAGTATTTGGGGGCGTAAAATGACTAAATGGGCAACAATTGTCGCAACTTATCCTGAATTAACGGATAATGATTTTGGCAGAAATGGCAGCATTGAGTTACACGATGACGGAGATGGTATAGATTTTATTGCGCGATGGGAATACTCAAAGCCAATTCCAGACGGTATGAAGGTAGGTAAATAAATGGCTACAGGTAGAATACCTACAACGGCGAACTCGCCGCTTACAACTAAGGGTGACCTCTTCGGTTACTCAACTACCCCTGCTCGCCTAGCAGTCGGCTCAAATGGCGACACTCTTGTCGCGGATAGTTCCACTAGCACAGGACTTCGTTATCAGCCAGCCAAGACGACAAATCATATTATCAATGGTGGGTTTGATTTCTGGCAAAGAGCCACATCAAGCACTTTTACGCCAGTTAGCGGTTCTCCGCAATATAACAGCGTAGATAGATTTTGGTTCGCTGCTTGGGGAACGACTGGCTCAATGACAGCAAGTCGTCAAACTGCTGACACAGTTTCACTCCAATATGCGTTGCGCTTTGGTCGCGCAAGTGGAGCGACGGCAACAGCGGTCGCTTATGTTGGAACCAACATTGAATCTCAACAAATGAAACTGCTTGCTGGTAAAGCGGTTGTTCTTTCTTTTTATGCTAAAACTGGTGCTAATTTTTCCTATACACCGACAGTTCGTTTATATAGTGGAACTGGAACAGACCAATCCCCTGTAACTTTGTTCAATGGTGCTTGGACTGGCGCGGCTGATGTTATAAATACTACTTTTAGTCCGACAAGCACGATGACTCGTTATACCTTCACGGGAACAGTTCCAACAACTTCCAATGAGTTAGCGTTTTGGATTAATTGGACTCCTAGCGGAACTGCTGGAGCGAATGAATGGTTACAAATTGAAGGTGTGCAATTAGAAGTGGGTTCGGTTGCTACCGAGTTCCAACGCTCGGGTGGCACACTTCAAGGCGAGTTAGCCGCGGCTATGAGGTATTACCAACGCGTAAACGCATCGCAATCCTTTTATAGATTTGCGATTGGCAGTAATGTTTCCGCAACTCAGTCGGCATTTATAATACCTTTTAAAACTTCAATGCGGACAACACCTACTTTTGCCGCTTCGGGAAATTTTGATACTGTTGAAGGAACAACAAGTCGCGGAACAAATGCCCCAACGCTTTCCAGTGATGGCAATAACTCAGATAGTGCTTGTTTATTTACAGTTATTGCTTCAGGAACTGTGGCCTCGGGAGTTCAATTGCGCTCTAATTCTTCAACCGCTTCCTACATCGAATTTAGTTCGGAGTTATAATGAATTACGAAATTATCGAGGATGAAACTGGTTCCGTCATAAAGAAAACTGATACCGATGGAAAGATTTGGTGGATACCAACCGACCCTGCCAATTCCGATTATCAACGCTATCTGCGCTGGCTAGAAGACCCAGAGGCAGAAGAAAACGGCACAATCTCGTAGGAATATGGCAAAACTTTGCAAAGCTGGTCAACAGCTTCGGGAGCAGATCGACGACGATTATCCGGAGCGCGACCGCACAAGTGACGGATGGATTGGCGATGCTCGCCATTCAGCCCGCAAATCGGATCACAATCCCGACACTAATGGAATTGTTCGAGCATTAGATATAGACAAAGACTTACGCGCTCACAAGGAAGAAGCTCACTCACTTGTTGAAAAAATTCGACAATGTGCCAAGCGCGGAGATAAGCGCATTAAATACATTATTTTCGATGGCCGCATTTCTTCGCCGATTTTGAATTGGAAATGGCGCGCCTATAAAGGGGTAAATCCCCACCGGCATCATTTCCATATCAGCTTTACAAC